ATAGACCTTCTTAAATGCTGCCCCAGCCAACGGCAGAGCAAAAAGCATACGCTCATGCTCGCTCCGGTAGTCGGACATCTTCTCGGTCAGCATATAGTTCAGGTCTTCTTTGACCCGTTGCGCCTGACGTTCGCGCTCCGGGGTCAAGCGACCCACGATCTTCGTCCGAACTGGACCGCCAGCCGGGAAGGTTTCCATAATAGCCTGAGACTGAAACCGCACCGCAGCCTCAGCCAGAATCGGGTGGAACACACCGCAAGCCCCAGGCCAGGGAGAAGACCGATCCTCAATCTTCAGACCAAGAAGATCTAGGCCCTTTTTGTAAGTGTCTTCCCAATCCTGGCGGGAACGGCTGTCAGATTCAAAGTCATCCAACAACTCAAAGCCAAGCCCGTTAAGCTCGCGCTCATCCATGTGTTCAGCAAGGTTGGCATCAAAGCCGGGCATGATTTGCTCTGAAAGTTCTGGCCCGAGAATGGCAAGAAAACCATCATCATCCTCCTGAATAAAGACCGCATCCGGGTTGATGATCTCAATTTCAACCTCAGATGGATTGCCCAGCGGATTGACAGCTTTATCTATTGCCACAGGAATACCCCTTAATAATAATCGGCTCGACGGGGGAGGGCGTCTTCGTCCTCATAATCCGTTGGCAACCGGATAAAACCACCCTGCCGATACCTCATCATAGCCATGATAACCGCGTCAACAAAGTCGTCATGAGAGCCATTGGGGAAGGAAGCACACTCCTCAATAACCTCATCAGCCCACTTCGTTTCCGGCGCCCAGACTATACCAGACGCAAACATATCGCTAATACTATTTGCGCGCATAATCTTGTCCCCAGACGCCCGGGTAGGGGTGAACTCAGAGACAGGAATCCCCAACTGCCTAAGCTCATGAATCAAAGGCAGACCAGACGCCTTGCCTTCGATCATCAGCGTATCAGGTTCCCACTCCTTATAGACATCCATCGCCCGAGCCTTAAGCTCCGGGAACTCAAGCCTATCTTTGAACGCATCCAATAAGATAAGATTAGGCGCACCAGCGCCTGTATCTTTGTCGTTATCAAATACACCCCACACCGTAAAGGCGGTGTAGTCAGAGCGGTTGTTCTTGGTAAAGGCGGTATCCGCCGAGACGATGATATATTCACAAGCTGGTGGCTTATTGGAATCCCAACGCCTCCACCATTCCCTCTTGAGAATGGCGCCTTCGGCATTTGTCGGCTGCTGCTGATACTGAGCATTCCACTTGTGGGCAGGCAATTCTGCCCTCAAAGCCTCTAAAGCTTCCCGCTTCCAATACTGCGGCCAAATCGGATTCCCAGACGGCAACAACGCAGGAAGCTCAATCACCTCCCACTCAGACACACCATCCCGATCCATAGAGGACTGAATCAACCGGCCCGTCAAATCGCGCTTACCCCAGCGCGTCATCACTATGACAATACGAGCTTCCGGTTGCAAACGCTGACGAGGACCAGAGGTGTACCAATCAAACACCTTGTCATAAATAGACGGATCATGAGCGGCTAAAATGGCCTCCTGCTCAGTATGCGGGTCATCAATGATGAACAAATCCGCACCCTTACCAGCAATGGCACCGCCCACACCTACGGCGAAATAAGCCCCGCCATCCGAGGTATTCCACCGCCCCGCAGCCTTACTATCAGACTGCAACTTCACTTCCCCAAAAACTTTCCGATAGTCCTCACTATCAATCAAATTCCGCACCTTACGGCCAAAATCCACCGCCAATTCGGCAGTGTGGGTAGCCTGAATGATCTTTTTATCGGGGAAATTACCCATAAACCACGCGGGCAATAAATAGGAAGCAAACTCCGACTTAGTGTGTCGGGGAGGCATATTGATAATCAACCTCTTGCAATCACCAAACATGACCCGCTCAAACGCCTCGGCCATGATCTCATGATGATGCCCCTGAATAAACCCAGGCCACATCTCCTTCACAAACGGGACAAACTTAGTCTTGGCAGTTTCGAGCCTCTTGGCTTCCTCCAACTGCTCAACCAAACGCAGCAACTCACGCTGCTCATCAATAGATAAATCCCGAATCTTGGGGAGGATATCCTCTAAATTCATAGGCTTCCTAAAAAAAGACCCCCGTTGCCGAGGGCCAAGTCAGGGAGGAAAAAACCACGCAAGAAGAACCTAACGTCCAACCAGGACGCACAACAGCATATTCAGAGAACATCGGGCGGGTCAACAAGTTTTATACAGGCCTAACAGACCGAGCCTTATGAGGCTCACGAACCACCCAACCCCTCTCAACCAAACAAGTGATAACACGGTGAACCCCGGACTTAGACTTAATCCCCATAGCCTCAGCTATCTGATCATAAGACGGAGCAAAGCCATTCTGCCCCCAAAAACCCTTGATAAAGTCCAAAGCCTCCTTCTGGCGGTAAGTCATTCTTCCTCCCTAGCACTTGGAACCGGACGATCATCCTTCTTCGCCCTCTCCCGAATCCTCTTAATCCGATGATGAGACCACCCCATCATCCTTCCAATCTCCAACTCCGTCTTCCCCAACAGAATCAACTTTCTAAGCATCTCAACATCATCCATTCGGACGCCTCCGAATCAACAATCCCATCTGATTCGGACCCAAACGCCTCTGCGCCATGTAAATCTCATCCCGATCATAAAACGCACGAGCCTCACCTACCGACAAAATAGCCCCAGGCAACGACTCCCAGCCCCCACGGTAAGTGGAAACAGCAATCAACGTCCAAGAATCCGGCAATTCCATCCAAAACCTCCCGAAAGATGGAACAAAATATACTCAAAACAAGAACACGAGACAAGATACTGCCCCAAATACATCCTCCGGTTGAAGATCTTTCCGGCAAATGGCCAAAATCCCCGGGAAAATACCAACCAACAGTAGAAAATACCCCCTCCCAGGGCAAATGGTACCTAAAACAACAAGGGGGTGGGTTCCAAAATCACCAAAAACTACGCAATTTCCCATAAAAACAAGGGGGTAGGGGGTCTTCTTGAGAAACTACATGAGCATCAATGACACAATACTTTAAGATCAATGGGTTATGATGGGAATGTTGTAGGATCAATGGGTTAGAAGGTGATGATGAGAAGTTAGATGAAGATTTGAGTGGAATAGATGATGGTTCGTGTGGAATAGTATGTATAGGCGCGGGCGCGCGACCCGGCCATTCGGGTGGCCCCGCCCCGGGTGGGGTCCGGCTGGCCCCATCTCGAACCAGCCCGGCCCATCAATCCAGCCCAAACCCTCGCGCGCGTTCCATTCTAGACGGCAAAAACTATCCCGCCTTCGCCAGCAACGCCTTCAACCGCGCTTCTAGCGTTGCCGCGATATCATCCGGCGCCGCCTGCTTGGCCTCGGTTTCCACACGTTCACGGAACGCGCCCACAACGTCCAGCTTGCCCAGCAATTCCAAGGCACGAACGCGCGCGGCGGGCGGATTGTCTGGGTCTATGCTCTCGGCGTGTAGCCGTTCAACCACGTGAGAGCGGATGCGAGCGGCATTATACGATGCTTTCGCCTGCTTTTCCCTGACCAGGGTGTTTACCCTCGACGCGATCTCAGGGCGCAGCATTAGCTTGTAGGCTTCATTATGCACGTTTGCTGGCGTCATGCCGCTTGCGTCATAGGCAGCGCGATACGCCGCCGCCAATGTCTCACCTCTCGCCCCGACACCCTGGCAGAACGCCTCTTGTTTGGCAGTGAGACCGTTCGCGTCTTTCCCGCTGCCCTTGGCCAATGGAACGACGACAGCAGGAACCAGGGACAGGGCAGGCTTTGCTTTCTTCCTTCCCTTTGGCTTCGCCTTATCATCATCCCCTAGCATGTCATCACTCACCGCATCTAGCCGCCTTTCGGCGGTTCCCTGCCCCAAAAGAACAGCCCGCGAACCCGACCCCATGCCGACCCGCCGCCGCCTTTTCCCGGGCGCCTGGCCAAACTGGTTAATCATTGCAATAGCGCAATCATTGCGACCAGGCCAAGCCCCACCGGAAACAATACAGAACACGCAATTGACACGCAACGTAAACCTTTAACCACACCGATAAAAGCACCATGAATAACCGAATGTAATCATTAACTAGCACCGTAGCTTGCATTTGTTGCAGATATATACAGCAAAAAAAAAGGCAATTGACAGAGCATCTATAGATAGGGCGTGATGAAAAGAAAAAACTATAGACTACCAAACCAGGGGCAATCCCGCCCCGCAGATAGAAGGAGACTAGACCATGGCAAGGCGCAGTAAATTCGCCACGCCCCAGGATGCCGCCACTTGGGCAATATC